TAATATTGTCGACTTTAGTAATAACCAATGAACTTGATTATTGCTCTTTAGATAATATTTTTGCACTTCAGAGATTTCTCGCTAATAGAGTACTATTGAAACCAATAAAGCAAATCATTAACCTGCGAAGATTAATGTGCTTTATTTAACTTCATTTCCAGTTGTGAGGATAGTCACATCCGAGTACCAGAGAGTTCGGTATTTTCAACCCATCTCATTAAATCCAGTTGTGAGGAGAGTCACATCCGAGTATTTGGAGCGATACTTTCAAATTAAATCCCGAAATAAAAGAAGGAAGAACCTATATTTATTTTGTATACAAATAGGGTTGTGCCAGATAATATATCGAATAACTATTCTATGCAAGCGCGTAACGCACCCATGTATCCCCTTCCTTTTACACAGTTGGAATCTGTTCCTTTCCAAAGCTCTGTTAGTGCTCACCTAACCACAAAAAATAATAAAAAAGCCACAAAAGGTAAAAAAGAAAAAGCCACAAAAGGTAAAAAAGAAAAAGATAGAAAAGCCTTAAAGGGTGAAGAAGGACAAGGAAGAGAAAATTATAAAAACAATTTAGATTTAGGGAATGACAAAGATAAAGATTTTGATCAGGAATTTGCGTCATTAGGATTAGGGAAAATAGTGCAACCTTTAATTAGAGTTGCAAACAATAAGATTTTTACACAAGAACAACACTCAGCAGAACTTAAAGTTTTGCAATATTTGAAGAATTCAGGTTTAGATAATGTAATTGTAAAAAATTTGACTTTTGATAACGTAGGAGATTATTTCCTAGATAGTACTAGGAAATTGCTGTATTTATTACCAAGCAAAACTATAGCAAAATGGTTACTTTCTAAGTATAGTAATTATAATATTAATGTAGTAAGTAAAAAGGAATTTAAATGTTTTGTAGCTAAACCAAAGATGGTATCTCAAGGATTATTTGACGCCTTGAGTGAAATGTTTTCAGGTATTCAAAATACAGGACAATTTTTAATTAGTGTAATAAAAAATTTTAACAACCCACAATTATTAGCGTGGGTAATGGATGTGCTGACGCTTACATTAGAACTCAGCGATCCATTCTTTTGGAGGCCTATCTCTCTTTTAAAATTTTTAGCACGTTTATGGTCTATGCTTATGCGTTTTACTGATTTCAAGAACAAATCGGGAAAAACTCTATTTACACAATCTTTAGAGGAAGTTAACAGCGTAGATTCTATAATGTTATGTTTGGCGTGTTTCGGATTACCAGATCCGATAATGCGCAGCTTAAAACAGATTTCATTAATGACTAACAAGAAGATTCTAGATTCTCCTAATATAATTATGGATTTAATACAAAAATTTTTAGAAGTATGTTTTGACATATTAGTCTGGACTAAAGAATCATTTCAATTAGAAGTAGTTACTTATATTATAGATTTAATATCCCAACCTTTAAATTTTGTAAAGGGCTTGAAGTTAACTTCAAAATTAAGCTCTTTAACCATACAATTTCAGAAAAATAATCAGATTATTTTTGATCCAGTAATAAGAACTCAATGCACAGAGTTATACAATGAATTAAAAGGAAACAACTATGTTCAATCTTTATTAGTTAATCCTTTATATAAAATATATGCTCAGCATTATGCCACGTTACAAGTAATGAACAAGCTAGCTTCGAATTTTGACATATCCGCGCGTAATGAGCCAGTGTGCATAGTTTTTGAAGGAAAAGCAGGGTCAGGAAAGTCTACCCTTATGAATAAGGTTATTGATTATTTAGTTAAGAAACAATATTCGATTTACAATCATACTTGTCCATCCGTGGATGCAGCCAAGGATTTTTATGACGATTATCTTGATCAAGATGTATTCGTAATGGATGATGTAGGACAGCAAGGAGTTTCTCAGTGGCGTCAAATTATTAATTTCGTTTCACCAGTGAAATTTCCGTTAGACTGCGCCGAAGCCAAGGCTAAAAATACAAAATTCTTTAATAGTAAATTATTGCTTATTACAACTAATCATTTTTCAGATCTTCACGGGTTTACTAAATCCGATTGCATTGCAGAACCAGCAGCATTGTTCAGAAGGTGTCATGTATTAAATTTTGATGACATTTTATTTTCCGGAGGGAAGATGACAGGAAGAATTCAGTATAAGAAATATGATCATTTGAAGGACACATGGTGTACTTCCTTTATCGGTCCGCAAGCCGATTGTAAATTAGATCCTACTTGCGGTTTAGAAAATTTTAATAAAACAGTAGCCTGGGTTTATTCCTTAATTAAAATATTTCTTGATAAACAAAGTGAGATATTTCATGGAAATGCTTTGACCCAAGAAGACGAGACAGAAATAGACAATTTAGTAAATGAACTAAATGAAGAACACGAAGCTGTGGAATTTTTTGATGCACAACCCTGTGCACAGTCAGGGTTTTCCTTTTTATCTGAAGTAACCAAAGAAAATTTAGCTATTTTTAGAGAGTATTTATCTTATTTGAAAAACCAATTTGTAGAGAAGGCTACTACTGCGTACGAATTTCTTAGAACCGATCCGTTAGTTCATTCTAGCATCGCCGCAATAACGGCAGGGTTTTTGAAAGGAGTTTTCCACGCAATGGCTGCTATAGCCGGTCATAAACTGTACGCTTTGATAGTGGGTGATACTTCACCGGAAAAACTATCAGAAAACACATTTAGAGAACAAAGCGTTCAAGTTTGGCAGACAGCCCATGGAGATTATGTCAAAAGAACTTTTCCTTCTATGATAATAGATAACGGAAATGATACTTTAAAAGACATTTCTCAACAGACGAATGAGTTAAGTACCAGAATATCTTCTTTACGGTCGAAAATGAGAATAATAGAATTAATTAGTAAGACAGGATATAAGAATACAGCTCAAGGAATAGTTTCAGGTCGGAGAATAATAGTTCAATGTCATTCCTACTCTTCATTAGAGGGAGTGGCTAACATATTTAGAGATTGGCATTGTTATAGCAATAGTTCATACGAATGCAATAACATTCCTTACAAGGTCATTAAAGAATGGACAGAATATGACATGGCTATTATAGAAATAACATTAACTGTTCCTATATACAAGGACGCTACACATAGTTTATTCACAAAAGACATAGATGAGGATAGCCCATTTAATGCGAGACGAATGTTTTTTATTAATGCACAAGCTGCCCTTAGTTTAGACAATAATTTCACTGTAAATATGGATTCATTTCAAGTACAGACTCCTTCATTAAATAGAACATACACAGTTCAACCTGGAACCGGAATTGAATATTCCATAACAGCTCCTGGTCTATGCGGTAGTTTATTAGTAGATGCGGAATTTGGACTTTGTGGAGTTCATGTAGCGGGCACATCTTCTAGCGGCTTTGCATTTGTTTTGCCAAAGAGAGTGTTAAGAGAATTGAGAAATTTACTTACTTTTAAGGAAAGTCGACATTTTGAAATTAAAGAACATGAGGACGAGAATTATTCAGGACTTAAACTGTTTAATGACGTTTTTCCCTCGAAACGACCTCTTCAAAAGACAACTTTGAATAAAAGCGAGTTGCATGATGTTTTAACTGAAGAAGCCCGCATAGTAGGAGAAAAAGTACCTCCTAATTTTCTTAGTTTTGGAAGTAAGACTTTACCTGAAATAGCCAAGAAGTCATTGAAGCCTATTCCTTATATACCAGACAACGCTATCGAATTTGCTAAGAAATGCATTAGGCAATTTTTTATACCATTTGATGACCTAACAGATAAAGAAGTTATTAAGGGTTTGAAAGAAGAAGGTTTATCTGCTCTTAACAAACAATCCGTTAACGGCTACGGATATGATAAAGACAAGTCTTTATATATGGATTTCGAGAGTGGAGAAATTACTTCTTTATTTAGTAAGAAAATTAAAACTTTTAAGCATAATTGCAATACAGATCAAGTTCAAGTAGAAGATTTGCTTTTTTACGAAGCTTTTAAAGACGAATTGAGACTCACAGAAAAGAAAGACAAACCGCGATCCTTTAGAGTAGCTCCTTTACATCATACATTTTTAGTTAAAAAATATACTGGTAAATTATTTGCGCATGTTAAGAAGAACATGTGGACGAATCAGATAGCAATAGGAATGAATCCTTATAAGGATTGGAACAAGTTATACCAAAAATTGAAAGCAGCCTTCATAAATTTTGATGGTGATTTTGGTAATTGGGACGGAGGAGCACCGGCGCAAGCTCAAGATGCTATTTCGGAACTTGTGATGGAGTTTTATAAAGGAGCAGATCCTAAAGTATTAAAAGTATTGTTAGACTCTATGGTGAGAACCTTCGTATTGATAAAAGAAAAATTAGTTTTGACTACTCATTCAATGCCCTCTGGGTGTTGGGTAACTGCATTTTTTAATTCACTTATAAACAGATTTTTAACAGCATTAGTTTTATTTTTAGAAATGGAGAAAGCGGGAATTGAAGCTACCGTGGAAGATTTTAATAGATTGACAGATTTTGTTTTAGGAGATGATAAAATTAATGGAGCTCCCCAAGATTTAGCAAAGTATTTTAATGCTATTACTATGAGAAATTTTTCTGAAAGTATAGGCATGAAATATACTGATGGAGATAAGAAAGAAATAACAGAAATGTCTAAGCCTTTAGCGGATTGCGTTTTCTTAAAACGAGGTTTTCGGTGGCATAATCAATTAGAAACAGTAGTAGGACCTTTGTCTTTAAACACTTTAGTTAATTCAGTAAGATACAAAGATTCGAGTAGAGATTATGACGAAATAATGGGAGGAAAGATGACAGCTTTCCAATTTGAAATATTTTTACATGAGGATGAAAGACTTAAAGATATAGTTTTATCTGCTTCTGATAATGCATCATATTTTTATCAACAATTTGATGATGAACATATTAAAAAGACCATGAGGCAAGATGACACGTATTCACAAGTCATGAAATGTTTGGGTAAAAATACATCCAATTTTTTATAAAATTGAAGTTTAATTTATATATAGAGTTATAAGAGATCTTGCCTAAGGATTTCGCTACTTATTAGACTAGAAATTTAGGCTATGGAAGATTTTAACGGTAGTCTTTCTGAAATATTATACTGTTATACGTAGATGCAATAATAACAACAATACAGTTAAAAACGAATTAGAACTTGTACGAAAACTTCTTTTCCCGTTGTTTGAATTATTTATTCAGATCATGAGAAAATTAGGTTAGTAAAAACATCCAACCTTGGTTGAGGTTTAATGCATATAGAGTTATAAGGGATATTGCCTAGATTTCCCGCTACTAATTAAACCAGAATTTAAATAGGCTATGGAAGATTTTAACGGTAGTCTTTCTTAAATTAAATACTGTTTCACAAATAGAAAATAACAACATTATACCACATACAGATTTGAAATTTGCTAGAGAAATGTGCTATGATATACAGCAAACTAAACAAACTTTAGGAACTTCAGTAGCATCTGTTAATACTAGAGATATGGTTTTTACGCCAGATCACCACAACAAATATCCAGAAATAGATTTTCCTGAGGAGTTCAGGATAGATACTAAACCTTTTGTAAATCGGCCTTTCTTCGTAGAAAGTTTTTCATGGTCCAACCAAGCAAAGTATTCATTATTACCTTTGAATATTCGAAAACTTCCTAAAGATGTGTTCACTTCAAACACTTCTTTAGAGTTTGCTCTTAAGTTAGGAGCATATTTTAGAAGTGATTTGTCTTTGAATATTTCAATAGCAGGAACAATTTCACATGCAGGGACGTTGTTAGTGGGCATTTTACCACCCATGCCAACTTTTACACCAACTTCGCAAGATAACAAGTTGCTTATTAACACGTTTTTAAGCGGTCCACATTGTTTTTTGCATGCAAATGAAGCTACTTCGGCAGTTTTGCACGTTCCTTGGTATTGTAATACTGATGTAGCTAGTTTAGATATTAGACCATCCTTGGCGGCTACTACTACAGCTTTACCAGAAACGAATTTTCCAGGAAATTTTGCAACGTTAGCCGTTATGGTTCTTAATCCATTATCTCCATCACAAGGAGCTTCCACATCTTTAAGTTTGGTAGTAGAGGCATGCTTTAGTTCATTAGACATTTTTGTACCTAGTCCTAAGTTTCTGTCTTATTCTTCTCAAGGGATTTCCAAAATTTATTCATCTCAAGGTTTGCAGAGTATCGCTTCTTCAGCTATAGATGCAACTACGAGTTATGTTAAAGGAGTTGTGGGAGATGCAATAGACGTAGCTAGAGCCGGAATAAAATATTATACAGGATTGCACAATCCGAACATTCCACTTATCAATAATCGCATGATAGTTTCCCAGAGAAATTTTCCAAACAACACGACCGGAGAGCAATTCTTTGAAAAATTAGACCCATATCCAGAAATAGATAGAATAGTAGATAGACCAATTTTTAATACTAACGTAGATGAAATGTCTATAAAGCATATTTTAAGCAAACCTCAGTATGTAGGCTCTTTTAAAGTTATTGATAGAGATGTAGTAGGCAAGTTGCTGTGGTCAAAACCCATATCACCAAAGCAAGGTGGTTTGAATTCGAATTTAGTGACTATAGCAAATAATATAGAATTAATTCATTATTTGTCCAGAGCGTGGAGAGGATCTTTGAATATTCATATACAATCTGTAATGAACAATAAACAACAGGTTAAGTTGCGATTAATACAATTATATAATCCTCCCACCGAAGTACTTCAAGCATATCCAATTTATAATACTCTTTTGAGTGCTCCCACTCATCTGATGGAGTTTACAGCAGGAGGACAAATTCAGACGATTAATTTGCCATATTTGTGCAGAAATCAATTAACACCATGCGCTAGGGATCTTAATTTTGAGGCTCTATTCCACGGGATGTACTATATTTATTTAGCTCAGCCTTTGGTGATTTCTTCTGACTCTCCTACAGATGTTAATTTCAATGTATACATATCCGGAGGAGACGATCTTACCTTTCATGGATATGCAACAGAACCTGCTAATTTGATTCCTCTCTTAAATACTTCTCAGACATCTTTATTAACTTCTACCGATGCTATTGTGGACTTGCTTAAGACAACAGATCCAGATGTTTATGTGTCCCAAGGTATCACCGTTATGAATGAACCTCAGTTAAATCAAGAACTTACGGAATATTCCACTGACATTAAAACAATTGTTCCACACCAAGAACGTTTGTATTCACCAATAGATATTAGACCCTTAGTTAGAAGAATGTATCAAACATACACTCTTGACTTACCAGCAGGCCCTACGCCAATAAATTTGGATCAATTTTTATCTGAAAGAATTTTTGCTGGTAGACCAGTTAGTCCTTTACAAATGGTATCTGCTATGTATTATGGCAAATCGGCAGGTTTTAAAATTAAAATAAAAACCTTTAATTCAGCTGATTTACAAATTGCTTACGTTCCAGTCCAGTACAATGCAAACAATTTAGGAAATAGCATTCGTGCGAGCACTTTGGGTCCATTAAACCAGTTTTCTCCTTATGTTCTTGGAACAGCAGGGTATCCAGTTCCTTTTCAAGAGATGGCTCAAGAAACCTCAATTAATACTAAGATATACGAATTTGTAATTCCTAATACCAATTTTTACAAGTTTGTAGGAGGACCTGAGAAATTTCAAGGGAATGATGCACCGTTATTGTCTGTTGCAGGTGTAGGCCATTTGTTGATTTGGTCTACAATTCCGACTACTCTTATTTTTTATGTGGGATGCACAGATGAGTCTAGATTTGGATTTCATTCTGTCGCTCCCATTGTTACACCAATTATAGAGGACGATACACTTAGTTCATCAATATATACAGGCACATCAGGAGGAAATAGTACAGACAGATGTAGAACTGATTTAAATCAGTATGTTTATTATACTAGATCTTAAATAGAACGTAACAAACTTTAACATGTAAGTGAACATGTTTGACCACCATGAGATGGGTGGTTTAAAATTTTTATCTCATCTCGCTCGTTAAGGCATACACCAAGATTTGAAATCGGGGTGTATAAAAACTAGATTTTAAATCAATAAGAACTGCCTTAGTGGGCAAATTATTATTTAAAAAC